GTCGAGTATCGCGGGCAGCATCCGAATGAGCCCGTCGATGAGCAGGAACAGCGGTGGAAGTGCCTGGGCCATGAACTCGGCCATGCCCTCGAAGATATCGATACGCTCACCGAATCGTGCCACGATGGACAACGTCTCCGCGAACGCATCAGCGAAGTTTGCCACGTCACCGAGGAACGTGGGCAGCGTATCGATGATGAACGACCCGAAGTCCCGTGCTACGTCACGCAGGTCCAGCAGCGTATCGCCCTGCCGAGCGATGGCCGTGAACAACTGTTCGAGTCCCTCAAGCCCATCCTCGAACACGGGCGCTAACTGTCGGGCAAGCGGCATGAACGCATCGAGGAAGTCCTCTTGGACCTGCCGAGCGATTTCGAGGAATCCTTCAGAGATGTCGCCACCACCCTCTGCAGCCGCAAGGCCCACTGCGCCGAAGACCGTAAGGGCTCCAAGTGCCGCTGCAGCAGCCAACGCAGCCGAGGCGAGTGTGACGAACGAGCCTATCACGGCGGGGAGGGCACCGACGACGACGAGCAGTAGCGGGATGAGTTTCGCAACTGCGTTGTTCACGTCGCTCATCCGAAGGTCAAGCAGGTCCAACTTCGACCCCGCTTTGTCCGCTGACTCTGACATTCCCTCAGATGTCCGACGTGCGTGTCTCATCTCGTCTGAGAACTCGGTAAGGGTCTCGTCCACCTTGGCAAACATCTCGCTCAAATCGCCGCTGAGCGACGTGAGAGCGTCGTCAGCCTCACGGGAGATACCCCTCCCGCCGCCACTCCTTCGTGAGACACGTTTGTCACCGACGACGATGTCACCGATTCCACTCAAGTCTGCGGCTTCGAGTTGTCCGAGTTTGAACAACAGTGCGTCCAACTCACGTTCTCCACGAACATCGACATCGATGGTCAGATTATCGACCTCCTCGTGTGCCGTAGCGACCTGACCGAGTTTGAACAGTAGTCTATCGAGGTCTCTACTGAACTGGTCGATGGCATCGATAACGATGTCCAGATTCTCTACGTCAGCCATCAGAGTTCACCTCTGATGGGTGTATCGTTGAGCGTAGTAAAACGGTCAGCCATCAGTGTTCACCGTCGCTCATTTAAATACCTCGTGTCATCTCTTGTGCTTGTTTGATATCGTTGGGTGTATCGTGGGTGGCGTCATCTTCGTGGTGGTCCTTGGCAAGCACGTAGACGAACCGTTGCAGCGGCGTCAGGTCGGCTTGGGTGTCTGCCAGCGGAATCCCGTTGTCATTGAGACCGTAGACGGTCTGGCCGTGATGGGACTCCGCGAACCGTTTCAGTTTTTTTCGTCACCCACCGTCTCGACGAGTGCTTTCATGCCGATACGGAACGAAACCATGTTCGTCGCGTTCTCCACCCACTCGCCAATCTTGTCCTCGACGAACGGTTCTACGTCTTCGGGCTTTTCCACCTTGATACCGTACTCCTTCTCGACGGTATGAGCCTCGTTCTCGAAGACTTCCATCAGGTCCTCCTCATCGGGCACCACGCAGTATTTGGCACACTTCTGGATGCCGTTGAACGTGTCCTCACCGAGTGCATCGAACAGGTTGCCTGTTGCCTCGTTCAGTTCCGCTTGGAGTTCCGAGAGTTCGTCGGACTCATCCTTGTCGAGTTCCTCCATCTCGGTGAGTTCACGGTAGCGTTCCATCTTCTCGTCCTCGATATCGCTCCGTAGTTCTTCGAGTTCGTCACGGTCGATGAGGCTCATCACCTCACGGAACTCGCCGTCGTTGAGTTGACGGACCTTGAGTTCCACCTCCTCGTCATCGACCTCGACCGTGATGGTACCTCGCCACTCCGTCCCCTCGACTACCTTCTGTCCAAGTTTGTTCAGGTCGCTCATCGTCGGTCCTCCGTCGATGTGCTGCCTCGAACGTTGGTGATGTGGTCGCTCATGGATATTGACTAACGCTGTGTACGCAAAGGCCGTTCCTGTGTTGCGATGCCTCTACGTATGTACTTGCGTAATCTCGGTAAAATAGTGCAGCGTCCGTACCGTTATCGACACGACACGGTAGTCGGTGTATCAATAATTATCTGGATAATAATTATCTAAAGAATAGTCCAGACTACGATAGGATAGACTACAGTAGAAGGAAAATAAGAATAGCCTATTTGGGAGTACCTTACGAGGACCAGACAGTCGAATCGGTCCCGCTCGACTTGTAGGTCTCGTCGGGCTTGACCAGGGCGATGCCTTCGACGGGATACTCCATCGCGTCACCCGTAGAAGCGTTCCATTCCTCGTTCGTCGCCTTACAGACGGGGAGAGAAACCTCGAACTCCTTCTCATCGTCCTCGTTAAATTTCCGTGCGGTCATGGAGAACCGACGAGAACGACCATCAGCAGTCGCCACCATGTCGAACGTATCAAGGTCGTGGCCCATGATGGTGAAACTGAACGAGTGTGTGATGTCACCGTTCGTGATACCGAGGGAGTGGCGATTACCGACACCACTTACCAACGAGTCGTCTTCCCCACGAGTGATGGTGAACTCGTCCACCACGATGCGACCCGTTTCGCCCGTGGTACCGCGCTTCGTGTCTCCGTCATCGGCCTGGAGAATCAGTTCAACGTCGTTCGCGTTAGTAACTTGCGTCATCTATCTCACCTTGTAAGCGTAGTTTCCGAAGCACCCGTGTTGTACGCAGAATACGTAGTATGCGAGTACACTGGAGCGTGCATCTACGATGCACCTCCGTTTCGGATGATGTCACCAACCGTGATGGTCACGTCGATGGTGTCCATCACGTCCACGACATCGAGTCCGATTTCGACGTTGACCTTGTTCTCGTCAATAGAGTCCTGTCGAACGGACACCGTGAACTCATCAAGCAGCGGCGGCGAATCGGACCTGAAGGAATTGTAGGTGTTCCGATGCGTCGTCGCAAGCTGCGCTCGATTGGTGACGGTATTCTGGTCGCCAACGAACTCACGACTGATGAGGTGACTGGCTTCAGTCGCCTCGTCGATGACCTGCATCGCATAGACCCGCTCGAACTTCGGCTCCGTCGAGGTAGTCATGTCCTTTGCGATGGTAATCGGTGGATAGTCGATGAGCGGAAGGACCTGCTCGTCGATAAGGTTCCCAGCGTCAGAGGGCTGCAGCGGGGTCCGAAGCGTCTGGAAGCCGCTGATACTGTCGTTGGTAGCAGAGATGCCAAGCGGGAGAGAAGCGAGGTAGCCACCAACGGCACTTGCGGTCCGCTCCATGTCAACGTTATCGTCGTCGATGTAGCCCCGTGGAGCAGCGACCAGACTCAGCCGACGCTCATCCTGGGAGTCACTGTAGTTCGAGGCGTAGTTCGATGCCTCGGTGGACGTAGCCGTGTCGCCATCAAGCTGTGCAGGAACGGCGCCACCAACAGCGTGCATGAAGTCGAAGTCGGTGGCCGTCGAGTTGATTTCGCCAACGAGGTCCGACAGCACCGTCTCGTTCTCCGTCAGGGCACAGACGATACGAGGCGACTCATCGACCATCTTCGTCAGTTCGGCGGTCGAGTAGTCACCGTACGTATAGTCGATAAGATACGTCGTATTGCCGTCACCCTTGAAGTTCCCATTAACGGGATTGACGTACGCCTCCGTGCCGCTAACCGTCTCTGCAGACACCTCGTAGGAGACGTTGACGGTGTTGCCGTTCTGGTCGGTGATGTCATGCTCGTCGTGGATGTTCGGGTCCATCACAGGCGCATTAGCGAGTTCACCCGACGTACCACTGGACGGGTCCTCACCCGTGACAGCCGTCTCGGTAACGGGTAGGGCCTTGACCGTGGCTGCACCGTTGTCGAAGGCGAGTTTGACTGCCTCGTAGAGTTCGCTTTCGTCACCGAACTTGTTCTGTGCATCGGACGGCGAGTCGACGGTGACAACGGTGCCACCAGTCGCAGAGCCGTTTGCCGAATCATATCCGCCAATCAGACCGATACTGTTGTCGAAGGCTGCAGAGATGGCAACCGTGCCACCAGCCTGAACAGTAATCTGGTCGGACGGAATAGTCGTTGTTCCGTACGTAACCATGTTCTCTGTCCTGTGTTATCTGGTAATGTGAGAGCGGGGTATTTAAGTGACTGAACCGTTACTGCGTACTGTACGTCGAATCGACAGTACCGTCGTTGTCCGCATCGATTTGAGACACCACCTCGTCGATGTTCTGCGTGCTGAACTCGTACTGACGGTAGTAATCCACGAGTACCGTCATCGTGTCACCACGGATGATGTCCTCTGCGTCACCGCTATCCGTTCGTGTAGTCTCGTCGACACGGATATCGATGCACTCGGACTGGAAGTCCCGACTGTTCCAGGGACCGAACTGGTACTGGTGGAACACCGTATGAACCGCCTCGTAGATGGGCTCCTTGGCGGACTCGTATGGCGCCTGGATGGACACATCGAACTGCCCACGACGGTACTCATGGTAGATGTACGTGTCCTCGTCACCGCTCTGGGTGTACTGAACGATGTTCTCAGAGCGGCCCACACCGTTGTACGTGAGCGGCGTGTAGGCGTCATCGAAGACGACACCAGGAACGTTCTCAGCCGTCTCTGGATTGATGATACTTACGTCATCGGCCTCGACGGTGATGGTATCCTCGACGTTGCCATTCGCATCCGTCACGTCGAAGGTTCCCGTGGCTGCCGATACGAGTTCGTCGTAGAACGAGTCTTTAATCTGTCCTCTGGTTGCCATATTATGTACGTAATCCTCGACGGACAGCCGTTCGAACGGAGGCGAGTGTCCGTCGTTTGTTTGCTCGATACGCTGGGCCGAGGAAGGGCTGGTCTTCCGTTCCTTCTGCAGCGATGGAGCCTGCTATCTTGTAGGCGTTACTGAGTGTTCGTTCTCGTCTGAACCCAGGTTTCGTCATCACCCACTCGACTATCGCACCGACAAGTGCCTGACTGAACTCAGGCGCCTCGAACTGGAACTCTGGGTCATCAGCCACGTTCTTCGAGCCCGTACCGAACTCGACGTAGGCTGCGTACGGCACGTCGGTTCCAACAGCGTACGAGGCCCAGCCACGCTTGTCCACCTCGATGGAGCGGAACAGTTGGGTGGTCCAGACGGCATCGCTGTCAACGATATTCCGACGTGCAGCCGAGCGGATACGGTTGGCCGACGTACGCATCTCGCTATCAACCTTGTCTCTGGTCCGACGTTTCTTTCGTTTTATCTTCCTCGCTAACGAATCAGCGTCCATCAGTTGGTGACTCGCTGGAAACTGATGAGTTTGAACTGCTTATCGTTCTCATCAGGCTTGTTGACGATATCCTCTACCTCGTACGTCTCATTCCCGTGGTCGATACGGTCGTCGTATTTGATGTCAGCCGAGTCGAGTGCAGCAGCCTGGATGTCCCCACCGAGACGCTCACCGAACTGCGTCTGGACGTTCGTCTCCACAGGGTCGTAGACCCACAGGCTGACGTTGTTGATTGTCGTTTCAGACTGGTCCTGTTCTCCGAAGCGTCCAGCACTCGTGGAGATGCGTGTGACGGTGTAGTCCGTACTACGGAGGCGGAGTACCTGACGCATATGCCGATGGGCGAACGACGTTCCAACACGCATCAGTATCTATCAATCTCGTCGTAGTCGTCATCGTACACGTAGTCCTCTCCGATGTACGACGACGTGTTGGTCATCTGCGGTCCAGTGTTCTGGTCGACTGCAGAGGCATCAAGACCAGTCTGTACGTCACTCGCCCACATCTGGACCTGTTGAGACGTATCTGGGTCGGCGTTACGTAGTTGCACGGACTCGTCTCCGAGGTTGTACTGGACGATGGGTGCGTTCTCGACGGCGGACTTGGCTCGCATACACGTATAGGCGACGAGTGCGAATCCGAGTCCGCTATCAGAGTACCATTTCTCCGAGCCAGTTTCGAGTGCCGTCTTGTGCTTTGCTCGGTCGATAAGGTCAGTCAACTGTGAGTCGGGCAACTCGTCTGCAGTGTCCTCGTACGAGGTCTCTGCACGGACGGCTGCCTTCAGTTCTGTATCGGACGTGATATCGTACGAGGCCATCGGTATCTGTCTACTTTGTAATTATAGGAGCCCGAATAGCACTTCACCGATGGCTGCTAAGCCCCCCGCACCAAGGATGAGCGCAAGAATCTTCAAGGCACCTTGGGCCTGGAGGCGATAGTTCTCGTTCTTCGAGATTCGCCTATCGAACTTGTCGTGGACCTGTTCATGCTCATCGAGACGTTCGTGAGCGTATTTCACGTCTTCGGGCTTGTAGGAATCATTCGACATAGATGCTGAACCGAAATGTCTCTATTCAGTATGTAGTGTTGAAAAGAGGATAAGCGACCGCAGAAAAGTGTGTCGGTTTAACCGAACTGAGTAGACGTTAGTCCAATCAGTCGAACGTCGGAGCCTACAAAGTAGGCGAGACTGTGAAGATTAGACGTTAGTCTAATCGAACAACGCGGTTACGTTCTCCAGCTTGATGGTGTCCAGGGCGACGTTGGTGTCACGCTTCTGCATATTCTGGCCCTGAACGACGCCACCACGCCACTTGTACTCGAACCGCTCTCGGAAGCCGTCCTTCTCCAGTGGCCCACGAGTATCAGGCGTGCCCTCCTCGTAGAGTTCGTAGAAG